CCCGTTTGATGCAGTTGGGTAGTGCGCTAAACACGTGGCGCACGGAGAACTATGAGAAGACGTTCCACGACCTCACGAGGAAGATCCGTGAGGAACGCCTAAGAGACGCGACACCAGTTCCGAACAAACGGTTCGGTCCAGGTCTCGTGCCGCCCACCGAAGGTCCACTTCAACTGTGGTCCTCCAGTGACTTTGAGGCTAAAGTGGTTCCGGGCTCCTATATTGGGCGTCATGAAGTTCGGCTGAACGACTTGATTCCCATAGTGATCCCCGAGGCGGCGAAGGACCGAGTGGTCACGTCCGCCCACCGTCTGATCGCTGCAGGTTTACAGCCTCTGCAGGGTCAGCTCCTCCATGACTGGAAAGAATTTCCAGCCTCTACCCAGCGCCTGGACGACCTCACTGAGAAGGTCAACCAGATGCACCAGAACCTACCGGAGCTTGAATTTTTCGTCAGTGGGGATTACTCCGCTGCCACCGACAAGCTCAAGAGACAAACCACCATCGAGTGTCTCTCAGTCCTTTACGGCCACCCTCTATGGGACGCCGCAACTTATTCGTTTGGCGAGGGCCGTATTATTGATCGGCTCCCGCGATTTTCCAAGGCACCAAGTGGTTCCTTCGTTGTCAAAGCTGCCTCCACCGAGGGGCAGCCCATGGGTCACCCGCTCTCATTCCCCGTTCTGTGTGCTATTAATTACAGTACACTTATTTCGGCGAGGCGATACTATATCACCTTGTTTCCGCCGGGTTTAGAGAGAGAAGAGCAAGCTAGGGTGGCAGACCGAATACTTGCCAACTGTATTATTAATGGAGACGATATTCTTTTCAAGAGTAACCTTCTCTTTTATAAATGCTGGGAGCGAGCCGCTGATGTTCGCGGCTTCGAGCTATCAACTGGCAAGAACTACGTCTCACGGAAGTTCTGCATGGCTAACTGCCAGACGTTCCGCCTAGTGAATGGGCGGATGGTTCGGATGGGATACCTGAATCAAAACCTTATGAGAGGTGTCGACTTGGACGGAGGTGGGTCACCAGTCATGGTGGCCCGGGATCTTAACAAGATGATCCAACTCTATCCTAAGGCGGCATCCGTGGTACCGGTGGCTATGTGCATTTTCGAGACTCCGAAGGAGTCCCGCACAAAGCGGCCGTACCTCCACCGTGGTTTCAGGCCCAACTGGTATATTCCAGTCCATCTTGGGGGTATGGGGATTGATATTTCCTATGCCCCGGATGATACGGAGTTCACGCGTGAACAGAGGAAGGTCGCCGCGATGTTTATCAGCGACCCACGGCTTTCTATCGCCGTCTCAGAACAGAACCCAGGATTCCTG